GGCTATATGAGAGACGCGCGGGTAAAAAAATAGCAATTAGGGGGGGGGGGGGGGGCCCCCCCCCCCCCCGTTAAACCTATGAGGTACAAATATGTATACATACGATGAAAACGTCCTCCTGGGGGCATTTGGTGAGAAAATCACATATGAAGGTAAGACCATCAAGGCGAGCGTGGAAATCGGTGAGTACGATGGCAAGGGCTCAGGCTTCGTAACCGGATTAGCTGATAAGGCGAAAATTTGGGTGCGTGTTAAGGATATACCGCTCCCTAAGACGAAGGATGAAATCTACATCCACGGTAAGAAGTGGTACGTAGATCATATCTCTGATAGTGACGATAAGATGCATTGCCTGGAAATTGTGGCCAACGTAAGGACGGTGAGACCATGAGTAATGAGCCTATCACTATTAATGATGGGGCTACACCGTATCTTGAATTTATTGCTAAAACAAAACCAGACTGGATGCGTAAGGCGATGAAGTCCATGGGGTTCATGATGTCCAAGGCTATCAAGGAGGGCATTAAATCCGGAGCGCCAGGCGGTAAGAAATACGCTAATTTCATGCCGCCCGCTATGAGGGCACAACTCGAAGCAGCATTCGGCGCCAAAGTTAGAAGGGCTTACAGAAAAGGCGGTAAGGCTGACCGCGAAGGCTGGACACATAAGTCTCGTGATGAACTTATCGCGAGTGGCGTAAAAGCCGGCACGGTTGGTTATACGCCTCTTGGTAAGATGTACCGAGCTGTAGGGTACCAGTACGACGCTAAGTCTGAATCGGTCAAAGTTGGGTGGTTATCTAATTCTGCTAAGAAATTAGGGGAACAGATAGAGAAGGGCTACACCAAGGAAATTACTGAAAACATGCGTAAGAAATTATTCGCGCATGGGTTCCAGTTGGCCAAGGGGAAAACGACCTTCACCATTAAACCTCGTGAAACTTTCGGGCCGATGCGTAACGCCCTTCAGCCTAAACTCGTACCATTTCTTGAAAAGAAAATCGGTGAGTACGCACTCGGTAATACCTCATGGGGCTCCAGTAATCGAGTATACAAAGTGAGGTAGCTATGCAAACAATTCCACTCGCAGTGATTGCGAACCGTTGGGTTGAGGCTATTAAGGATAATGATCGTATCAATGAGTTCTGTCAAGCAAAGTACGGTAAGGACCTATCCATATTTGTAGGGTATGACGATGCAGGGGCTCCTCTTGAGGAGGATTGCCCATGCGTAATCGTCCTTATGGATAGCAAGTCCGAAGGGCTTGCTGATTCCTATTCGTATACGCTCCAACTCGTATGGGGTGTACATCGGAAGGAAGCGGAGCGTAATGGCCGTGTCATTACCTATACAGGGGCCTTTGAAACCGATGAACTTGGCCAGTTACTCATTGAATGTATTATGGCCGTCAACCCTAATTATCCAGTCATTAACATTGACTATGAAACGGATAATGTATCGTGGCGCCCTGTGTATCCAGGAAAGGCCACATTCACAATAGAAATACCGCACGTAATCGGCGGTCACGTTGAATATTAATAGGAGGATAACATGGCAGTAGCTAAACGTGCGCAAGGCGCACAATCCAAATTAACAATGGCTTTTGAGACTGACTTTGGCGTTACACCGTCCACCGGTGGCGTGGTTATGCCAATCATTAGTTCCTCTCTAAAAGCAAGTCAAAATCTAAATGATTCTAATGTAATTCGCGGTACGCGAAATCCAGCTGCGCCTAGCCGTGGTAACATCGATGCATCCGGCAGTATTACACCACCGGTCGATGTAATCGGCTTCGGATATTGGTTGAAATTAGCCTTTGGCGCGCCTACTTCCACAGCCGGTGCAGGTTCTGCGCATAAGCATGTATTCAAAATCGGCCCGGATATGCCATCCGCTACATTCGAGCAAGGCTATAAGGATATCAGCACATATCAACAATTTAGTGGTGTTCGCATGAATAAGATGGCACTTAACTTTGGTGGTGACTCCGAGTTAACAGCCACTATCGACGTAATGGGATGTAAGGAAACAATGGCGGCAGTGCCATTTGATACAGCACCTACTCAAATTGCATTTACGCCGTTTGAAAACCTTGAAGCCACAATCAAAGAAGGAGGCGTGACAGTTGCTAACGTATTGTCCCTAAGCCTTAACATTGATTTCGGCTTGGATGGTGATTCCTACGCTATCGGTAATAAAGGGTTCCGTACCTATATCGATACAGGTATCGTCGGTGTATCCGGCACCTTGAAAGCGTTCTTCCAAAACATGAACCTTTTAAACAAAGCCGTAAATGGTACAGAATCTAGCCTTGAATTAACACTCACCAAAGGTGATAACTCCTTGGTTATCAAATTACCTGAATTGATTTACGAACGTAACTCCCCAGGTATCGATGGTCCTAAAGGCGTTAACATCGAAATGCCATTCAAGGCATACTACGGCGATGATGCTGAGGCATCTGCCGTGCTATTCGAATTAACTAATACGCAAGCAGCATATTAATAGGAGGTAAGGATGAAGATTCAAGGTAAGGAACTAAAAGCAAGAGCCCTCACATGGTCTGAACGTGAAATGTTGATTAAAGCAGGATTGGACTTTGTATATTGTCCAGTCGAAGAAGATGATCAACTAGCAGGTATCATTCGTAGCCGTGACATTATGCGGTTCATCTTGATGGATGTATATGGCCTCAGTGATGAGGACCTTAATACTGTATCTGATAAAGAGGCTATGGACTTTGCAGGTAGAGTTATCACAGCTACATTTCAGGTACAAGACGCAACGGAAAAAAACTAAAAGAGGTGTGGGGGTGGATGTCCTCTGACCGTCCGAAGTATTGCCAAGGGTGTAGGGAATTACAATCCGCCACCCGGCAGTCCTTCGACTGTTCGGAGTGTGAATACAATCCTCCGCACCTATTATTTGGTACAAAATTGGCTATGAAACTGTATTCCCTATCACGCAGTCAACGCATATATCACACAGGAGGGCTAGCAGGATTTGATTATCCAGCCATCCGCACCGTTGCGGAAATGAATAATATCAATCTGGGTCCGATGTTATTCAACCTCATGTGGATATTAGAGGGGTTAGAAATGGAGGCGATGAATAAGGATGTCGAATAACGTAGTAGATATCGTAGTGCAACTGACCGATAAGAATACGCAAGCCGGTTTAGAGAAAATCGCAGCCGCCTCTAAGGGTACAGTTGCAGAGCTAGCAAAGTTAAAAACAGAAATGTTGACCATTGGAGCTGGTGCGGGTATCACCGGTCTAGGGTCAAAACTTGCCAAAGAGGCACTCGATTGGAATTTATCAGTTAAGAAAATGCAGTCCTTAACAGGTGCCACGGCTGAGCAAGCTAGTACCTTTATCTCCGTGGCCAACTATATGGGCGTAGCTACCGACGTAAGCACTACGGCGTTTGCCAAGTTTGCGAAGGCAGTATCCACCGCTCAAGATAAAATGCAAACAGCCTCCGCAGAGGGGAAACTTGCGACCGATATGTTCAGTCGGTTAGGGATTAGTATTGATCAGATTCAAGGGAAGAACACTCTTGAAGTATTCCAGATTATCCAAGAACGCCTAAGAGGCATGAAGGACGGCGCGGAGAAAACTCGCGTTGAAATGGAGTTGTTCGGTAAAACCGGGTACCAACTCCATGGCATGTTGAATATGTCTGCAGAGGCGATGAAGCAAGTCGAGGACCGGGCACGTGCTATGGGCCTTATTATTGACGATGAAGCGGCTAAGAAATCGGCGCAGTTTAATCGCCAATTAAAGGACATGGAACAGACCGGTAAGCGTTTGGCCATTATGATTGGCCAAGAGTTGTTGCCAGTGATTATGGATTACACGCAATGGGCTATCGACTTAACAAAGTCCTATAGTAGTATGGCCTCTGAACAGAAGGAAGCTATCTCGGGGGTAGTGAAATTTAGTTTTGAAGCTGGTATCGCTGTTACTGTAATTCAGTCCGTTACGACGGCCTTGAAATTCATGAGACTTGCCACATTAGCAGCTGCAGGTCCTTGGGTAGCTTTGGCCAGTGCTATTGCGTTGGCGGGTAAAGCGTTGCTCGACTATCGATACAAGGAACGTACCGAAGGTACTGACCTCGGTGTTGAAGTCAATGGTATGAAGGCCCATCGGAACATGAACTCCGATAAGGGTACAAGTGAAGCCTACATGGCGAACCACGACGGACGGTACTGGGTTGAGGATAGCTCCTTCTTCGGACTTATTAAGAATGACCGCCTAGCCACTAAGGAGGAAGGCGCTCAAATTGACGCAGCTATGAAAGCTAAGGAAGAGGCTGATGCGGCGAAGAAGAAAGCTGAAGAAGAACAGGCCAAGTTAGACCAGGAAATCGAGAACGCTAAGAATGGTCTATCGAATAACGAAGCTATTAATAAGGCTAATGAGGAAGCTGGCAAAGCGGCGAAGGCCCAAGAAGCTGCAGCTAAGAAAGCAGAACAAGCGGCTGAAAAATTAGCTAGCTCCGTGGAACGTCTTAACGACATGATTCGAAGCCTAACGCTCCAATCGTTGGAGATTGATGGTAGTCAGTACGAAATCGATAAGCTCAATGCTAAGAACCAATACGAATCGAACAATAAGAACATTCGAGATATTATTCGCTCCGCAGCGGGGCTTAATAGCGTAGGTGGTGGAAGTGGTGAAGCTTCCGGCGTACTAGCTGCAGCTAATGCCCAACTTGGCAAAGCTTACTCACTAGGCGCCGATGGTACATGGGCTACGGATTGTGGCAAGTTGTTCGCTGATTCCGTCAAGGAAACCTTTGGAAAGGACGTACCTCGGTATGTTCCTTCCATTATGGATGCGGCAGCCGCTGCGGGCGCATGGCATCCGGCGGGTGATGGATATACACCTCAAGCAGGCGATGGCGTCGTCGTTCTTGGAGATAATCACATCGTAATCTCTGATGGCAACGGCGGATACACTGGCGCTAATTCTAGTACAGGGGTAGTCGCTAAACAGTCTGTCGAAGGTGATTTCGGGGCGGTTACAGGGTATGTCGATACTGCTAAATTGGTAGGCACATCTGCAAGCGTATCGGCGTCTAATGATGCCCTTAAGAACGCTAACGCGCAAGCGTTGGCCAACTCCAACCTAGTGGCCGAGGCAAGGGCCAAGAACGAAGAAGTATATCAAAAGAAACTTGCTGAGGCGGAGCGTAATCAAACTATTCGCGTTCGCAAGATGAATGAGGATATTACGAAACTTGACCTTGAACGTACAGGGGACAGACTCCAACTTATCAAGACCGAGTCCGATGCGCAAAAGGCTCTGATTGAGGATAACGTTCGTGAGTACACCAAGGCCGTAGGGGACAAGAAACTCGCTGAGAAGAAGGCAGAGTCGGAACGATTAAAACTCGTAGCCGATACAGAGCAGAAAATCAGAGAGCTTGCCTACACGCAAACGACTGAAGCATTAGATCATCAGTCCAACCTGGTGAAACTTGGGCACCTTACACAGGACCAGTCCGATGCCATCTTGGCGGAACAACTGCAAGCTTACATCGACTACTCGAAGGACGAGTTAGCTAATGCACAGATGACGGCTACACAGCGCTTACAAATCGAGAAGAACCTAGTGGAAGCCCAACAAAAGCTATGGGAGATGGCAGGGCGTAACTTGAAATCTCGATTGAAGGAAGCAGCACGTCAATATCAAGAGGAAACCGTGAACTATGCTGACCTTGCGAAGTCGACCTTTGACAGTACGATGAGCAATATCAACTCCACCTGGACAAGTAATCTCGAGGCTATGGCCACGGGCACGAAATCCTTTAGTAAGGGGCTTATAAGCATATTCAAGGATATGACGAATAGCATTATTAAGATGATGGTGAACCTATCCTTCCAACAGTACCTACAACCTAAGCTACAAGGCTTATTCGGTGGATTGGCCGGAGGCATAGGAAATATTGGTGGAGGCGGTCGTACCTTCTCCACAGGTAGGTCCTTTAGTTCAGCGTTCAGTAGTCGAGGGTTCTCTAAGTTCGCATCCGGCGGGGTAGCGCCTACAGGTATGACATTGGTCGGTGAAAACGGTCCGGAGCTTCTTCAATTCAATGCTTCACATCGAATCTATAACGCTAGTCAAACTCGTAAGATGCTAGGTGGTAATCAGGGGAATAACGTTACTGTTAACATCATCAACCAATCTGGCCAAGCCCTTGAATCTGAGCAACAAAGCTCGAGATTTGATGGAGAAAATTACATCATCGATGTAATGGTCAAGGCCGTAACAAATAATAAAGGAGGTGCGCGGGATGCAATTAAAGCAGCCGCAGGTTAATCATGGCAACATTTCCAAACATTAGATATCCAATATATCCAATTCAAGAAACTACACCAGATATGACCTATAAGGGCCAAGTGGAGAATATGACGATTATTAGTCGACGTAAGACTACTAAGGCCCTACGGTCATACAACGTGAATTATAAGGTGCCCACCTCCGAGTACTTACGTCTAAGAGCGTTCTTCGACGAGGTCAACTGCTCGACAGTATTCGACTGGACGAATCCTGAAACGAAGGAAACTATCAAGGTACGATTTAGTGATCAGTTAGATTTCGCTGCGAATGACTACGGCATATGGGTTGGTACCGTGAAATTACAGGAGGCATAACATGTTAACACTTTCAACAGCTTCTATATTGGAGAAAAACAAAATAGACGCCACAGGTGTATGGCTCATGCTCCTTGATATTGAATACAAAGGCGATATCGTACGGCTCGTGTATAACACCGAGGATATCACCTTCCAAGGGAACAAGTACATCGCATTTCCGTTTAAACTAGCGGACGTCAATCATAACTCAACTGACCTTCCAAATGTTAAATTGTCCGTGTCCAATGTGACACGGACTATCCAACGCCTGGCGGAGGATAATCAAGGGTTTACGGGTGCGAATGTCATTGTCCGCGTAATAAATACAAATGTACCGAATGTGTGCGAAGTAGAAGAACACTTCGTTATTACAGGCTCCGTTGCTAATGCAGAATGGATGGAGTTCACACTAGGTACGGATTTTAGTTTCACACGTCGGTTCCCCTTAGTCCGCATCATGAAGGACTTTTGCCCTTTCAAGTTCAAAGGTGTTCAGTGTGGATATAAAGGCGATGAAACCGAGTGTAATAAGACTTTGTCACGATGTCGGGCACTAGGTAATAGCGTTCGTTTCGGAGGCGAGCCAACGATTCCACAGGGAGGTCTGTATGCATCTAACAAGTGATATGTCTGATATGCTTGGCACTCCATTCGAGGAGCTTAAATGTTGGGATGTAGTGGCCGAGGTGTATCGCCGTAACGGTGTTACACTTCCAAACTACACAGATATTCCTATGGACGAGTGGCAAGAGGTCAAGGAGCCAACAGAGGGCAGTGTCCTAGTATTCTCGCTAAAAGGTAAGGAACTTGACCACGTAGGCGTGTATTTAGGTGATGGTCGATTCATTCACGCTACTAAGCCAAGCGGTGTATGTATCGAACACATCTCTAAATATGTGCCTAGGCTTAAACATATATACGATAGAAAGGAGTAGCCGATGATTAATGTAGTGCTAGTAAGAAATCCGTTTAAACCGGATCAGCATGAAACACAATACCGCCCTTATAAGGCAAACATGCCATTAAGCTTTTACGCTAATCAAGATGGCGACTGGGTATACTCCATTAATGGCCAAGAGGCTACGCTCGATACCATTGTTAACGATGGCGATTATATCGTGGCCATGCCTCAAATCGATGGCAAGTTCTTTGGAATTATTTTAACCATTGGCCTTAGTATCGCCACAGGAGGTATCGCTAGCGGTGCGATATTTGGTATCCAAAGTCTAATATGGCGCACAGTACTCTCCATGGCCATTGGTATGATTGGCAATATGCTTGTCAATAAGTTAACTCAGCCAAAGGCTGATAGGTCTCATACGGACTCCGCACAGGCTAACACATATGGATGGGGTGGCGCTAAGACTGTAACCGGTCAAGGGTACCCTCTAGCCGTTACGTACGGCCGTATGAAGAGCGCTGGGCTCCTCTTATCTCGTCACATTATCAGTGATGGCGAAAAGCAGTACCTCAACCTCTTGTATTGTGCAGGCGAAGGTGAGCTATCCAAAATCGAGGATATCCGCATCAACGCCAACCCTATCAGCAACTACCAGGATGTACAGGTAGATATACGCCTAGGTACTAATGACCAAACCGTTATCCCTAACTTCAACGATAACTACGCTGACCAAGTTCTAAATTATGAACTCAAAACCGGATGGAGTACGCAACGTGTACAAGGGGACGCCTGCAACGCTATTGAGTTAACTATCAGCTTCCCTAACGGCTTGTATTATTCTAATGATACAGGCGGTATGGATGCGACGTCTGTAACCCTTGATGCGGAAATCCGGAAAGTTGGGGAGGACGAGGAGTGGCATAAGTTACCACTCTCCAATCAAAAGGGTATGCAAGCTTTCGTTAAGAAATCCGGTGACGGATGGTCCTTTACTCGTCAAAAGTCTGAGGCAGAAATCGTTGAGGGCGATTATAAGGGCAAAGTTACAGAGGCTACTAACACCGCGTTCTATCGAGTGTACCGATTCGATAACCTCGATAAGGCACAGTATGAAGTCCGTGTTCGTTGCTCCAGTAAGGATGGCAGTACCATTCGATACAACAATAAAGTGTACTGGAACCAGTTAACGCAGATTATATATGATGACTTCGTACATCCTGGTAAGGCCCTAATTGGTATTAAAGCTTTGGCCACCTCTCAACTTAACGGCTCTGACCCTGAAGTATCCTGGATACAAGAACGCTCCGCCGTGTATGTGTTCAACCCGTATCACCAAAAGTACGAAGTCCAGCGCGCGGATAACCCGGCATGGGCGGCGTATGATCTACTTCACATGGCCCGTAAGTTTGGCGATGAGTATGTAGTGTTTGGCCAACCTCATGGGCGTATGGACTACGATGCATTTAAAGCCTGGGCAAGTAATTGCGATAAGAACGGATTCACGTTCAACTATATCTACGATAGCGCTAGCCGGTTATGGGATGCGCTCAAATATCCGGAGAATGTAGGTCGGGGTAAAGTCATTCCACAGGGGACTAGATTCACCTGCGTTAGCGATTATAAGTCAACGCCGGTGCAGTTATTCACGGTGGCCAATATTAAGCAAGGCAGTTTCTCCGAGGAGTTCCAAGGTATCCAAAGCCGTGCCAACTCCGTGGAAATCTCCTTCCTTAATAAGGATAAGGACTACGAACGTGATGTTATCCCGGTATATGGTGATACATACGATGAATCGGATACACTTACCAACCCTGCTCAAATAGAGCTCATGGGCTGCACTAGCCTTGACCAGGCGTTCAAACATGGTAAGCACTACCTACGATGCAACAAGTACGAGGTGCGTACTGTATCTATCGAAGCTTTCACCGACGCCATAGCGTGTACCATAGGGGATATTATTCTTATCCAACATGACGTACCTGAATGGGGCGAAGGTGGCCGAGTAGTAGCTGTTACAGGTAATACCATCACCCTCGATAAGGAAGTATCGGCATTACCTGGCAAGCAGTACCAATTACTAATACGTAACAACGCTACCGATGCGGTGACTACGTTCACAGTACTAAGCGTGATTGGCCGTAACGTAACCATTAAGGAATCGATTACAGTCGAACCTGGTAGCGTGTACGCCTTTGGTGAGTTAACTAAAGCAGCGAAACCATTTAGAGTGCTAGCTATCACGGAAGGCGGTACAGACCTTACTCGCAAGATACAGTGCATGGAATACTATCCTGAAGTGTATACGAACGATGATGGCTCTGTTCCTGTTATCGATTATAAATCTGAGGTTGGTAGCGACATCGAGGATATAGGCCTCGTAAGTGATGTATACGGTGCTAATGGCATTATGTACTCACGAATTGCCGTCCGTTGGCAACTGCCTCGTGATGGCAAGATAACCAACGTAGTAGTTAACTATCGGAACGCTAAAAGTGATACCTGGAAATACGCGGGGAACTTCCCCGCATCACCTAATAGCACGGAGATATCCGATGTACTATTAGGGGCAACCTATGAGGTTAGGGTGCAAGCGATTAACGATTTAGGGCAACTCACCACAGGGGTTACTAAGGAAATCGTGATTCCTAAGATGCAAGCGCCTGGCGATGTGCAGAACCTACATGTTATTAGTCGCTACAACCTAACAGCCGATAAGAGCGTGTACTATGACCTTCAAGTGATGTTCGAACCACCGGCTAATCCTGGCAACTTTGATAGCGCTGAGGTGTGGTACAAACTTAAATCTAAGAATGGCCAAGTTATCACCGGTCAAGATTGGCAGTATGCGGGAAGTAGTAACAGCCAGGTTATTATCAGGGCTTTGGGCCCTGGTGAAGAGTACGAGGTTAAGGCCGTGGCCGTGGATAGGTTTGGTAATCGTTCCGATACAGCCCAGGTAGTTGACGTCGTAGTCAAGGCGATGGACGAAGTACCGGACATGCCTAAGAACTTTACTGTATCATTCAAGGACCACGCCACCGCATCATGGAACGATGTATTGAACGCTGACGTGGACTACTACGAACTACGCACGGATAATGACCCAGGCAAGGATACCAACGCACTACTTGCGAAGGTGAAAGGTACCTCAGCTAATTTACCGCTTACGAAACGAAGCGGCACGGTGTACTTGTACGCACGAAGTACACTAGGCAAGTACTCAACACCGGCAACGTATTCGTATAACTTGCCACAGTTAGAGGCGCCTACGTTCGAGGTCAAAGACCAACTCGGAGGATTTAGCCTGTACTTTGGGGCGAAGCCTCCACAGGCTTACGTTATCCGTTGCCACGTTATTGGCGATGATCGTACAGACGATTTAGAGACAACGTCTAGCATGCTCACCTATTCCAATAAAGCAGGGGTATATCGTGTGCGGTGTGAATATGTCGACGTGTTCGGTAGCAGCTTAGTCGCTGAGAAGTCGGTCACTATTAAGGACAGAGTTGACAAGAGCCTACTTGATGCGGAAGCATTAGGGCTAAAAGCTATGGACGAATCAATCCAAGCGATGAGTTCTGAAGTTGGAACGATGAAAACCTCTGTTAACGGGTTTGAATCTAAATTAGTCCAACTTGATAAGGGCATTACCCAAAAGGTATCTGACCTTAATAAGAACCTATCTGGTCAAATTACTACGCTAGCCAATGGTATTGACCTTCAGGTAACACAGGCTATCGGTAATCTGAGTGGTAAGGATATTGTTAGCCGGATTAACTTATCCCCGGAGGGTACTCGAATCGAAGGCAAGCTATTACACGTAACAGGCCAAGCACTGTTCGATAATAACATCATCACGGAGGGTATGCTCCAAGCCGACTCGGTAAGCGCGGATAAGATACAAGCCCTATCCATTAGTAGTGATAAGTTACAAGCGGATAGTGTTACCGCTGATAAGTTAAAGGTGAATAGCTTAGATGCTATTACGGCAACGATTGGTACGCTCCGCACTAAAACGAGTGGCGCAAGAGTTGAGATATCGGATAACTTAATTCAAGTGTTTGATGATAACAATGTACTGAGAGTGAGGTTAGGACTATGGGGCGACTAATTAAATGGTTAAAAGAAAAGCTGACTTCGTTGTTTAGAAAGAAAGGTGATACTGTGCCAGCTGGAATACAAGTATTTGATGAACATGGTGAAACTGTAGCAGACCTATCTACAGGGCTTACCAAGATTATTTGGACTAAGGAACTGACAACTATTGAGCCTGAGTTCTCGGTCAAAGCCGACATATTTGAAGGGCAAAAGCTATTCGCACTTCGTGAATATTATGGTACCTGTGGCTCGAATGACTATGAAGGTGACTACGTAAGCTATATTAACGGCGATACAGTTACTTTCGTGCCAGGCAATAATGCCTATATCGGTAGACCTTGTCAAGTGAAGCTAATGATAGGAGTATGCGAATGAACATTTTAAAAGTAATCAATAATAAGAAAAACGTTTTACTCAGCGATAGCCAAACCTGTGCATTTCTTAAGCACAGGATAACGTTTAGCGGTACTGGTGACATCCCATATATTGGCTCGTGGGCTATACCTGATTGGAAATACCGAATTTCGCAGTATCAAACCCGGAATGTTAGAGCAAAGGGGACAATGTCCTCAACGGCCCTCATTACAATTCCAATCACACATAGGGACCCTGATGAGTATTATATTTACTCTGTGGCTTCTGCTTCGCCAATAGAAATGGTATCCACTGGCGAACGTATGTCAGTTGATACGGCTACTGGGTTAAAAAAACCCCTATTTATATGTCGGATTTATGTGCCATATACAACTGACATAGGGAGTATCTTACGAGGCCTTGAAATCTATGTGTATTCAAATAAGGTTTCAAAATCTGAAACGTACGGCATGGAAGTATTTGATGGAAAAGGCAAACCCGTTTTTAACAGCGCGAATTATTATATCCGCGCAAAAGATACATGCTTTAAACAATACAGGGAGGCAGATACTACCTCGGATAAGTTCAAGGAGTCTCATACCTATGAGGTTACTAAATTAGGGCTGACCGTAGTTAATGCGGTACCTGGTCAGTATGTGGGATTTGACGGAAATGTAGTGTATGCCTATCCGTCTGCAGCTTTGCCACCTAACTTTTTTAGGACAACAAAGTTTTCAAGAACACTCCAATATATCGTATCCGAATTAGACCAACATAAGCACTTCCCTGAATCCGTTGACCTAGCTGAAATCTAAGGAGGTCTATATGATTGAACAAGACATCACATTATACGCGGGGCAGGACTTCGGTATGACATACGTCGTACCACCTGGCTCCGATATGGACCTAAGCGAATACGAGGCCGTCTGCAAAATTCGTAAACGGCCCTATGATGATATGAAATTAGAGTTAACTCCTGTGGTACAGTCTAAACAGGTAGGGTTCTTCATTAGCGGAAAGGATTCCGCTAAGGCCCATTTAAAGGGTGGTGATTACCTGTACGATGCCTTTATCTTTAATGATCAGAAATGGATAAAGCTCGGACAGGGGACAGTCACCATCGTTCCAGATATTTCAATGCATAAATAAGGGGGCATACGACTATGGAAACAAATGAATTAATTTTAAAACTTGATAAGGAAACCACAATTCCACTTATCGAGGGGTTAGGTAAAAGCGCCTATGCTATTGCAGTGGCTCATGGGTTCAGAGGTACTGAACAGGAATGGCTTGACAGTTTAAAAGGGTTACAAGGTCCTCAAGGTCCTCAAGGTGAACCTGGACCGAAAGGCGACCCATTCCGATATGAGGATTTTACACCAGACCAATTAGAAACCTTAAAAGGCCCTAAAGGTGATAAGGGCGAGGATGGGCGAGACGGCGTAAGTGCTACAGCAGATAATGCTCATCAGCTATTGCTACAAGGTAACGTATGGTGCGAAAGTGCCAGCGTTGATGATGTACTCACCGCCTTAATCGGCAATATTGGTAAGCCATTCCCTCGGACTGAATTTAAGCCGTTGACTATTCCAAGCGTAATCAAAGGCCAACAGGGGGTATCTGTTACAGGTGAGCCTCATTACAGCGTTAAGGTAGTCGGTAGCGATACACCTTTCACGCTAGATAGTACTGGGGCTTGTACTGTAACAATTCCGCCATTAGGTGAAGATGATATTAAACTCACTTATCACAATTTCACAGGTGCGAAAGTAGCAGAATACAAAATTGCTGGCGTTCAAACTGGTGCAGTTGCTGATGAAGAATATACCGAAAATGGTATTGTGTACAAACGCTATGGCGATGTGTTGAAAATGAACATTACCAACAATACAGTAAATGGTAATTTCAAGGATAACCCTAAAAATTGGAAAGTTACGCAAAAGGTAATTTATGCAAATAGACCGTCAACGCTTAATTTAGGCGATAATTGGAACAGCTACGGCCCTTATTATATTGAAACGCCTGAAAATATAACATTTAAAGGATTTAACCTCAATATGCGACTAACCATAGGTACATCAACACAGGGTACAAAAACGATGGTCTTTGATAAGAATACCCTTGAGTGGGATGCGACTAACCATAGGTACATCAACACAGGGTACAAAAACGCTGACCATTTATAATTAACTAACACAGGGAGAACGTATGCAAGAATTAACTGATTTCATGAGCGAGGCTTGGCGGACGTTGACGGATTCGTTTGTATTAAAAGCCTTGCATGTGTCCCCATTACGTAACTATCACACTTAGGGGGAGTGAATGGATATATTGAACGACATTTTAGTAATGCTGATTAGCGGTGTGTCACATGAGCATATTGTCAGTATGGGCGTTATCATTATATTAACAACTGTATTACTATTCATTGACGCAGCGCAACGCATTACGACGGAGGTGCTTAGGTATAACAAGGATAATCACAGGAATAATACGCCTATAACATTACTTACAACGCTCGCATGGTATGGCTGGGGAAAGGGTAGATATGTTGACGCTACTACAGGGCTGAAACGTAGGTACCTGATGAGTGAACGCTTACGATCCGATTTACTAACGAAGTTATGTGTACAGTATCCAGCCTGGATGGTCTTATCGGTAGTATTTGAATCGCTACCGGATATCCCTATCCCAAATACCGAACTATTCCTTGACCATATCTTCTCATTCCTATTCATGTTGATTCCGTTCTTCTCCGAATGTTGGTCAATTATCGAGAACTTACGTGAAATGGTTGAAGATGACCTTGTCGATTTTGGAAAGGTATTTCAAGGCGTACTCGAGATTATCAGAGCATGGAGGGGTAATGGATAAGTTAGCGATTATTAACCGCATCAAGCGGTCCTATCAATCCATCCGAATAGCCGGCATACGGCCAACTGGTGTATTAGCAACGAGGGCATTAGTCCTCGTCATGCTAGTACCGATGATATTAGTCGTTGCTCAGTATGCGCTATCAACGATTAGAGGCTATGTATCACCTGAAGCAAATCAGCTTATCGATAAGGGCGTATTAATTATTGACCATATTAACGTTCCGTCGGTACTTATGGCTATCGTAGGCTTGTGTGGCATGTTTATCGATAAGAACCATAACGGGATACCAGATAAGTTAGAGGAGCCTAATACGTTGCCTATGAACAGACCTGGTATACAACAATTAGCAGATGACGTTAACCATGACGAGAGGGGGAAATAAATGTTTAGACAGATTACAATGGACGAGTTAAAGTCCTTAGCGCTAGACGCGTACGGCAAAATTGAAAAGGCATACCTGCATTGGACAGGCGTCAAAGGAGGTAAGCACTTCAAGGATTACCATATCAACATCGACCGAGCTGGCACAATGTGGACCGATATGGAGGCATTAACAGATTATAAGGAACACACTTATATGCGTAACAGTAACTCCGTAGGCATAGCTATTGAGGCATGTTGGGATGCGGTCAGTGAAAATAACTTAGGTAGCGAACCACCTACAACAGCACAATTAACTACTATGACACAGATTATGGCGGTGCTCACAATTAATGCAGGTGTACCACTTGACCTACAACATCAAATGACACACGCTGAAGCAGCCGATAATAAGGACGGCCTTGACCTCTATTATTTAGATCCGACGGGTTATCCAAATAATACTTACGGCCCAGACTCCAACGTTGACCGATGGGACCTCTTAGTGGTTCATGAAGGTGATGAACGATGGAGCGGTGGCGATTGGTTACGTGGCACCGCTCGATGGTGGGGCGCTCAGTGGGGTAGTACGATTTAGAAAGGAGCAACTATGTATGAAAGTATCAAGAACAAAATTGTATCTGCGTTTACTCTTAAGCGCGTTATTTGTGGTGTGCTTAGCATTCTTATCATCTGTTTCACATGCAGCCTCATCGGAGGGTACCTCGACACAAGAGCCGACTATCAGCGTACCCGTGAGCAGTTGGAACGAACTCAAAGGGCGCTTGATGCAAGCCGAAAGCTCAATCAACAACTCCGAGAAAGCATTGCAACAAGCCAACAGCTTAACCGCGACGCAGGGAACAGCATTAACAG